TGTATCTCCAACATTAATATTAAGTTCACACGGTTCAAAAACTAACATACCATTTGAACCCATTTGTATCTCTGCAGCATATGCTTGTGCTGCTAGTGCAAACGACAGAAAAAGTGAAGTGAGCATGATAGTTAATCTGCTCATCCACCACATAATTGTATCTTTCATAATTAATGTCCCATTGGAATACCAGATGCCATCAAGTGAGAAATATTTTTAACTTCATCATTGACACAATAATCAACAAAATGAGGATGATCCTTTAGGTAAGGAACATCCTCTTTAGAGTGTTGTATTGCTTCATATGAATCTACCGCATATTCGCAGATTTCATGATGTCGTAATTCTGTGTCGTGATAACCGACTGTGTAATGCTTTTGTTGAGTCAGGGGCATGATTTTTCAATCCCATACTAACCATATTTATAGCATACTTGGGTAATTTTGCCTAGTTTAGTGTGGACTCACTGACTCTGTGTTGATATGATATTCTAATTCGTAAAACCTACTGCTGAAACTTCAACCGCATTACCAGTAACATAAATTTTATCTGGTGCATATTTCTCAACATACTCAACAGTATTATTGAGTTGAGTAAAAGACCCAATAACAGTGTCAGATGAATCAGTTCTAACCACAACCGCATCTCCAGCAGTTGCGACTATTCTAACAACGGTAGCATTACCAACAGTTGTTGCTGATCCACTTCCTGCTGCTAACGCTACCTTCTCTCCTACTGGTAAAATCCTTGCCATTTCTTTATAAACTCTTGATATAAGTTATTTATAAAAGGATTGCACCGATGACAAATCCTTTAGCAAAGGTAATACAAAGCATTTGATAATCAGTTAAGTTAAACTTTTCCTGAAATTTCTTTGCAAGGTTTCTATCCCATGCAACTACTTTATCAAATACTACTTGTGCTTTGTCTGGTAATCCCATCATTCTGTTTCGTAAGGTGGATTAATAATAACATCAGCACATAAGAAACTCATTGTAGAACTAGGGTGATACTCAATTCCAAATCTTTTGAGTTCACCGCAATGCCTAAGTCTTGCCAAATCATAATCTAATTGCTTATTCAATAGCAATTGTTGTTTCATTGCTTTGTCTGGTCCTTGACCTACGCCAAAAACATTTCCTACAAGACATGCACCCCATGCTACTGCACCTGCAATAGCAATAACATTAACTGTTGTTTGATTTAAATACTTTTTCATGATTACATTTTATAAGATTCTTGATTTGTATCAGTTGTAATCTTAAGAGGTGCTTGTTCAATTCTAATTGTCTGAACAGGACCACCAGATTTAGCAATGATTGCCTCTATGTCTTTAGCAGTAACAGGAGGAGTACCACCATTAGCATTACCATTACCATTCATCTTCATAGTTCCATCACCTTTCTTAGATGCTGTCTGAATTCCGAAGCTAGCTAAAACTCCTGTAAAAACCGAAGCTATAAAAGTTGGATCTATTTTCTGCTGTGGTATACCTGGAATGGAAACGTAATTTAAAGTCAGAATTCCACCCGACCAGGCAAGAACGGTAATTCTCACCATTGTGGAAATGATTGCTGCTTGTTCTTCAGCATCTGGTAGTATAGCAGACTTCACTTTACCAAAAAGACCTTTCTTCTTTGGTTCTTCATGCTGTTCTTCTTCTACTACTACTTCTTCCTTTATTTCATCAGGCATAAGAATGAGAGTAACTCATTCTATTTAGAAATCAGGAAGTTCAGGTCCAGCAGGAGGAGCAGATTGTGGAGAAGGAGCAGTTGGAGCATTTGCTTGTGGTAATCCTACATCACCTGTAAGAGCACCGCCACCTAGAGCAGCTCCACCAAACCCTCCCATAACTTTCTGTTTAACTCCATCAATGATGGAATCCCTGTTGACATATACATATACACCACTAACAGCAATGGCACCAGATAGAGCGAAAGACGCAACAGCAAGTACATTGATAACTTTTTGCATTTTAGATAACCTAATTCTATGGATTGTCACTTTATTATAATTTAGTGAATTTATTTATTATAATATGCTTTATAATAACTGACAACCCCTCCTGATATTACATGCCCTTTACTTATCCATTCATCTGCACATTCGTAAATGGATTGATTTGAATATTTACCGTTACCAAATTCCTTAAACAAGATCATTAGAACTTGTTGCCTTAACTTTAATTGTTCTTCTGTTAGTGTAGTAGTAGTCATTATTTCATCTATCTATTGTAAGGACTGTGATTATTATAGCAAGACTACCACCAATTACAACTGTTAAAAATAATTCAAAGGTACAATGATGGAGTAGATTCATATCAACCCCAAAGATCCTGCGGTTACTCCCACGGCTATAAAAAATCCAAACTCCAACAGACCGTGGTGTGCTGCAGGAGTTTCTATTAAAATATTATTGAAAAACGAGAGAACTGATGGTTCCATTGAAATAAACGTATGCTCCTAGAACTCCAAAAAATAATGCTTGATACATGATAGGTAATAATACTTAACATATTATATAGGTATTTTTACCTTACAGTCAAGAGTATTGTTACACCTATTACACCGACCATTGCTAAACGACCATTCCATCGTTCAGCAAACCTCCAGTATGGATGATGCCAATCCATTATGTTCCTGACGGTACAGGGACGGGTTGCATTTGAGAAACCCTTATTCCTTTACCACCATCATCATCGTCATCATCATTAAAAGTACGAAGAATTAATTCTACCAAGACTAAAGCAGCCATAGGATAAAAAACCCATAAGACTGCTGTTAGTGGTGAAATTGTATCGGTTGCGGCTGATAAGTCGCCCATTTGTTTTGATTCAGTAATAAATTACGGATAATTATTTAGTTATGTAAAGTATTTGAAGTGGGTATATGCACCTACGACTGCCCAAAAAGCAACCATTGCGAATCTACCGTTGGCTCTCTGCCAAATTGCTATGTTAGACATTAAAATACTCCTGGAATAATTTGACCTGTGATTGAATATGCACCTAGTGCTGCTACTATTCCAATCATAGCCATCCAGCCATTAAACTTTTCTGCTTCTGGTGTCATTGTTTTTCTCCTTTTGTTAGATTTAATAGGGTTAAAAAGTGGCCAGTAATCTGGCGGTGTAAAAGACCTTGATATCTAAAAGATACCTGGTATAACTGCTCCGAATAGGATGTAGTTATGGATTGCTGCAAAGAAACCGATCATTGCTAAACGACCATTAGTTTGTTCTGCATTTTCCCAGTAATTAAAATTTTCAATTACTTCTATCTGAGGTTCAGCAGCAAACATATTTTGCTTACCATACTCAGTAGTTGTATAACGATCCATACTGGATGTTGAACTTGTCATTCGTTTGTTAAGAAACGTAACATAATTATATAGCAAAGATTAAATTTCTGTCAAGGTATTAATACCTAGAAAACCGAACAAAATTAAAAAAGTCTAATGACCACTATAAGTATATCTTATTCTTGACAAGCATCACTCATTCCTTTTGCCATATCTCCACCTATTTCTGCTCCTTCATTCATACCCATCATTGTCGCAGCACCAGCCAAGACCCAACCAACATAAGGAACAGAGGAGAGACCAGAACCAGCAGCAGCACCAATGCTACCCCCGACAATTCTTCCTGTCTGTTCTCCACCTCCCACCGACTTGATGCAGTCGAGAGTCTTGGCACTGATCTTTTTTTCACCCTTACCTAATGCTGATGGATCAATCCAAGATCTATGATTTGATACTGGTCCTCCTTGATTCGTAGAACCATCCATTACATACTCTTCTGTAACAGTTGTAGTATTAGTACCCAAGTTTAAGAATCCACTCTTACGTTTAATGTCCTTAGTGATATGCATAGTCTTAGGATCATTAGCACGATACTCAACACTATATCCATCTTCACCTGCCATTATTCTATAAGAACTATACTGACCTGTTTCAGGAAGTTTAAATGAAGGATACTTACTTCTATTAGCAAGAATTCCGATCATTCCTATATGAGAAAGACCAAGTAGTCCACCCAAACTAATTGCTATCCATTTCGTATTCATAAAAAATGGGAGGTATTACGCTCCCATTATATCATACAATTTAAATAGTGTCTACTCCCCTATTCGTTCAACAGCAGCACGAGACTTCTCAAGTATATCACCTCTTAAAGGAACATACCCTAACACAGATGCTTTCTCCTGATAGT